ACTGGCCGGATCAGCGCGGAGGCAATCCGAGCCACAGAAGCCCGCACCTATCTCGGCGCCGATGCCATCGCCCTGGGCTTGGCCGATCGCATGGCCAGTCTGGACGAGGTGATTGCCGCGCTGACGCAACCGCCCTCCGGGGCACACCCCCAAAGAAAGGGAGGAAACATGTCCAATTCGACGAAAAACCAATCACCGATAGAGGCTGAAACTGAGCTGGCTTCATGTCGATCTGCTCCCGGTATTAGCCAGGCCGATTTGCAAGCCGCAGTCGAAGCCGCGCGGACGGACGCTCATGCCGCTGGCGTCATTGCCGGTAAGACGGAGGCGACCGATCGCATCCGATCCATTCTGAGCGCGCCGGAAACCGAGGGCAGAGAGGCGCAAGCGCTGGTTCTGGCGCTCGAGACAGAGATGACGGCGGCCGACGCGGCGAAGGTTCTGGCCGCCTCACCGAAAGCGAGCCCTTCGGCATCCATCGCCGACCGAGCTGCCCAAGAAACCGAACTCGGCGCCGAAACCCCAGCGGATCACCGCAATCGCTCCGAGCGCAGTGCGGCAGGTTGGGCAAAAGCCATCACCCAGGCCAATGCGCGCTTCGGCTGAATAGGAGATCAAGACCATGACTGTTCTGACAGAAGGCCGCCATCCCGGCGAATTCCTGATGACCGAGGCCAATGGCCAGCGGTCTCGGGAAAACATCACCATCGCTAGCGGTGCGGGCATTATCGCTCCGGGCACCGTGCTGGGCAAAATCACCGCCAGCGGTAAATACCTGGCCAGTGCCGTCGGTGCCAACGATGGCAGCCAGACAGCGGTCGCCATCGCACTCTATGGCTGCGATGCCAGCACAAGTGATGTTGCCATTGCCGGCATCACTCGGGATGCCGAGGTCAACGGCAAGATCCTGACCTACCATCCCGACCGCGATCAGGCCGCCGAAAAGTCCGCGGCCCAAGCCGATCTCGCGGCGGTCGGCATTATCGTGCGGTAATCCGCACCATCCAGCCCCCAACCCAACCTCCAAATCTGGACCCTCGCGCCCTCAGGCTGCGGGCCGATCCCGCGTGGCCAGTTACTGGCGCGCCGACGCAAAAAAGGACCCCTCATGTCGATCCTCAATATCTTCAGCCAGGACGCCTTCAGCGTCATGCGCCTCACGGACGCGCTTCGTGAGATCAAATACACCCCGTCCCGCATCGGGCAGATGGGGTTGTTCCAGACCACCAGCATCGACACGCTCGATATCGCGATCGAGAAGGACAAGGAACAGAACCGCATGCTGGTCTCTGCCAGCCCCCGCGGTGGGCCGGGCCAAACCTTCGACAAATCCAAGCGCGCCGTGCGCATGCTCAAGGTGCCGCATTTCCAGGTGGATGATGCGATCTATGCCGATGAGGTCCAGCAGGTCCGGGCCTTTGGTCAGGAAGTGGCTGTGGAACGGCTGCAGCAGAAGATCGCGGACCGCGCGGCCGAGGCCAGCCAGTTCTTCGCGCTGACGGAAGAATACCACCGCTTGAACATCCTCAAAACCGGCCAGCTCCTTGATGCTGATGGCTCCGTTCTCTTCGACTACTTCACCGAGTTTGGCGAAAGCCAGCAGGCCGAGGTCGATTTTGATCTCGACAATGCCAGTGCCACAGAGGGGGCCCTGCGCAAGAAATGCGCAGGTGTCATCCGTCAGATGGCCGGCATTCTCGATGGGCTGCCCTATACAGGCATTATGGCGCTTTGTGGGGACGCATTCTTCGACGACCTGATTGCCCACAAGGAGGTTCGCGAGACCTATAAGGGCTACGCAGACGCCGCCTCGCTGCGCAACGCCTATATCAACTCAGGCAATTCCGGCATCTATGGCGCCTTCGAGTTCGGTGGCATCACCTGGATGAACTACCGCGGTGGTCAGAGCGTGGGCATCGACACCGACAAATGCCACCTTGTGCCCTCGGGCGTTCCAGGCCTCTTCCGCACAGTCTATGCGCCGGCCGATTACATCGAGACGGTGAACACGCCGGGCCAACGCCTCTACGGCAAGCAGTGGGAAATGCAGAACGGCAAGGGGGTGAACCTCGAGTTCCAGATGAATGCGCTGCACTACTGCACCCGCCCACGGGTTCTGATCCCCGGCAAGCGGACATAAGCGTGGGTGGGGGTTTTGCGGAGCTTGAAGGGCTGAGCGCTGAGGCCATATCGCAGGCTTTTGCGGAACCTGCGGTCATCCTCCCGCGTGTTTCTGCGCAATACGCTGAGCGCGTGGTGGACCCCGAGAGACTGGGGGCACTGGTTGAGGGCGTGTTCTCAGCCGGGCCAGCGGAAGATCGGCTCAAAGGTACAGGCCGCGGCGCTGAGTTTTCCGGCACGTCCCGCGTTATATCGATGTCTGCAGAGTTCTGGCTGCCAAAGGCGCAGGTGGATGCGCTGGCAGCCCTCCCGGCCAAGGGGGACAAGCTCACCTTGACCAACCGAGCAGGTGCACCGGTCTATGCGATCAGCGCCGTGCAGCACACGGACATGGGGGATATCACCCTCATCCTGGTCCGGGAGGATGCCGTTACATGAGCCTCACGCGTTTGGCTATGCGTTTGGCGGCTGCCCGCGCCGTGCGTGATCGCACGCTCGCAGGGGCACGGGTGTTCGACAGCGCGGTCGATCCAATCGACCAGACCATTGCCGAAACCCGCCAGCCGCTGATTGTGGTCACCACGGATGAGCATGCGCTCGACATCACTGGCCGCGATCTGGGTTCGGGCGACCACGCATGCGATCTTGTCTTCGAGGTCGCCATCGCCTCGCGGGTTGAGGTGCCGGCTCCTGATGGACAGGGTGGGCAGATTACCATCGCCATTCCCCACACAGATGAGGGCATGGAACTGACGCTGGATATCATGGAGCACCAGATCATTGCGGCACTGACGCAGGATGACGGCGCGTGGTCAGCGGCCTGGATGAAACTGGTCCCCCGTGTGACGCGTCGGCTGTCCCGTCGCGGGGCGTCTGCGGAAAACGGCGTGCGCTTTGCAGCCCGTCAAATCGTGCTGACCTGCGATTTGGTGGACACCCCATCGGCCGGGGCCGCAATTCCACCGGGCAGTGCTTGGGCTGAGGTCTTGAGGCTGATGGGGGCGGATACCGCACTGACCGGTATTGCCGACCTTTTGCGCAGCGAGATCGAGGGCGCAGCGCTTGTGGACTGGCGCCGCGCTGCTGCAGAATTGGGCATCCCGCTCGAGGTTGCTGATCAAATTGGCATCGGGCCGGTGCTTGATTTTGGGGACGATCCAAAACCGCTGGAGCAGGTCACCATCGATGGTGGCGGATTTGATCTGATCATCACCCCGGAGGAAACCTGACATGGCGGTTCGCGAACTTGTCGAGCTGGTGGCCCGGGTCACGGACCTCGAGCGCCGGGTCTCGAGCCTGCTGCGACACGGCCGTGCGGCGGAAGTCGATATGGACCTGTTCCGGGTCCGTCTGGACCTTGGCCCTGCCCATGGCGCGGGTGGGCGGTTCCTGTCGCCGTGGGTGCCCTATGCGCAGCATGCGGGCGCGCTTCGGGTGCACACGCCACCAGAGCTTGGCCAGCAGTTCACGCTGATCTCGCCGACGGGCGATTTCCAGCAGGCCGTCGCGCTGCCGCTGCATTGGTCGTCCTCGGTGCCATCGCCCTCGGACCGCAAAGACGAAAACGTCATTCAATACGGCGATATCCGCATCGAGCTGCGCGCGGGTGAACTGGTGATCCGGGCGGGCGACAGTGCGGCTGTGGCCGTCAACTCCGAGGGTGTACGCATTCAGAATGGTCGTTTGGAGGTCGATGGCGGCATTCTCGATCACGGGGGTGTGCTGTCCACCGCGTCCGTCTGGCCACTCGGGCCGGTAAGTGTCGATGGCGTCACTGGGCCTGGCAATACAGGGGTAGAAAAGGTTCCCGCTCGGGTCCCTGGGACAGAGTGACAACCGGGTTTCTGCGCAGGGCAATGTAAACGGGTTTCAAGGTTGGAAGCGCCAACCTTGAAAATCCAATTCAACGAACATGCAAAAACACAGGACAAGATCATGAACAGATACGCGATCACGGAGAAAGCTGGCCGGTTTGTCGCCGGCCAGACCAACACGGGCGTGGGCACCGTGCTAACGCTGACGGAAAAACAGGCCGCGCATGAGTTACGCCTCGGCACACTGCGGGCGTTGGATACAGTGGCGGCGAAGGGGACGCCCGAACAAAAAACCGCGACCATGCCCGAGGGCAAGGTCAAGACAGCCACCAAAGCCGCAGACTGACGCCTGGAACCTGACCGATGGCCACGAACGACACAACCACATCGGTTGGCCTGAATGCAGCCACAGGTGGGGTGCTGCAAGGCTGGCCGCACGTTGTCCAGAGCCTGCAGGATATCTTCACCACGCGGTTTGGCGCGCGGATCATGCGGGAGTGGTATGGCTCCTTTGTGCCAAACCTGCTGGGTCGGATCATCACGCCCAACGAGGTGACGCCGTGGTTTGCGGCCGTGACCTCTGCGATCGAGCAATGGGAACCGCGCTACCGTGTCACCCGCATCCAAATCGTGGAGGTGACGCGGGACGGCCAACTGCATTTCTTCCTTGAGGGGGAATATCGCCCCCGCGCCACCTATGGTGACTTCACGGTTGAGGGCGCCCGGCGCATCAACGCCTATGCCAACCCCGACGGTGTGCTGATCGAGGAGCGTGAGGCCCAAACATGAGCCGCTTCACCGCCATCAACCTGTCCGGCCTGACGCCCCCAGATGTGATCGAAACGCTCGACTATGAGAGGATCGTCACAGAGATGCGCGACGACCTTGTCGCCCGGTTCCCGGCCATCGCCGGTGTTATCGACCTCGAAAGCGAGCCCGCGCGCAAACTGATCGAGGCCTTTGCCTATCGCGAGATGCTGCTGCGGGCGCGGATCAATGACGCCGCGCGGGCTGTCCTGCTTGCATCGAGTTACGGCTCCAACCTCGACCATCTCGCGGCCCTGTTCGCCACCGAGCGGATGCAGGTCGAGGACGAGACAGGCTCTCTGGTCCAAGAGGACGACGATCGGCTGCGCCGCCGCGTCCAGCTGGCGCCTGAGGCCTTCTCTGTCGCCGGGCCGGAGGGCGCGTATATTTACCACGCGCTCAGCGCCGCCCCTTGGGCGCGGGATGCCACCGCCATCATGACCAGCCCCGGCCGGGTGCGCGTCACCCTCCTGCGCGAAGGAGCCGACCCGATCCCGACCCTCGCAGAGCGCGAGACCGTGCGCCTGTCGCTGATCGACAACGACGTGCGGCCGCTGACAGATATGGTTGAGTTGCTCGGGCCCCAGGTGGTGCGCACCGAGATCACCGCCACGCTGACGCTCTATCCCGGCCCAGACGGCTCGGTCGTGCGCGACCGCGCTTTCTCAGCCCTGTCTGACTGGGTCGAGTCGAACCGCATGCTCGGCATGAACCTGCGCCGCTCGGCGCTCTTCTCGAAGCTGCACCAAGAAGGCGTGCACTCCGTCGAGTTGGCGTCGCCGGCAGAGGACATCGTCTTGGGGCCGACCGAGGTCTACGCCATCGACGCGATCAAAGTCACCGTCGCCAACCTGCGGGACGAATAGGACAGCTGCGATGGCACAAGAAACGCTGCTTCCGGACAACCGGACCGCCTTTGAGGAGGCCGCTGATCTCACCGGCTCCCGCGCGTCCGAGCTTCGCGACGGGCTGCGTGATCTGGTCAAGCCCTACGCGATACCGGCCACACATTTGCCGTGGCTGGCCTGGGGCCTGTCGGTTGACCTGTGGAAACAAAACTGGGCCGAGGATCAGAAACGGGCCCAAACGGCCCGGTCCCTGCCGTTCCACGCGATCAAGGGCACGCAAACGGCCATCGCTCAGGCGCTGGCGGTGATGGGGGCCGAGGCGCGGCGCTTTATCGTGCCGCCGGCCACCACCTATTTGACCCGGGCGCTGACAGAGGAAGACCGCACAGCCTATCTCGATCGCTTCGCCCAGCTCAGGGTCTATCCCTTTGTGGCCCGTGGGATCACCGGGCGCTTTGGCCTGTTCCTGTCCTGCAAGCGCGGCCTGGGCACCACGGGGCTCGGCCCGGTCAATCCGGTCTCGCTGGAAGGCACCCGCTATATCCGGACGGCCACGCTCTATGACCGAGGGGTTGAGACATCGCTCACCTTCCGATCCGTCACGCCAGAACGCGTTGGCAGCGCCAACGCGATGGCCTTTGACGAAGTGATCCTCGGCCCCAAGCCCACGGCCGCCATCCATCTGGATGCCACCCCCAAAGCCCGCGCATTCCTGATCGACGATCAGAGCGTGCGCCGCCGGGTCCTTCGCATCCCCCGCGATGCCAGCTACAGCTACAGGCTCGGGCGGGAGCAATACACCACAGTGCTGCCCGCGGGGGAGCTGATCGACGTCCGGCCGCAAAGCATCGCGGAACAGCACCCCGCGCAAGCAACATCCGTGTTCCCAAGCGCCACAGGGCAGCGTGTGCTGGGTGGGCATCTGCCCGAGACCATCGCCTGGCGGTATCTCTATTCCCGCTGGCACATCCATGACCCCGACAGGGTGCCAGACACGCGGTGGCGCTCGACCCATCTCGGCCATACCCGGCTGGGCATGCCGGCCTACCACGCCGAAGTGCTGACCCGGATCAAAGGCCGGCGCCATCCCCGTACCGCTGGCGCCTTCGTCAATGGCTACATGGTGGCGGCCATCAGGGAGCCGATCGCCGACGCACGCGAGGCCGTGATGGTCTCCAAGTCGCTGCGGGACAAGGTCCTGATCAATTCCAAAACCTACCGGCTGCCCCGCGCCGGCGATCGCCGCGCCCTGGGCGCCCTCAAGATCGGCACATTCATAGAGGTGTAAGACATGGAAAGCACAGTCATCTACCGTGACCGGCAGGAACTGCAATCAGCCGATCTCAACAGTGCGCAGGAGTTTACCCGCGCCGCGCTGGATCACATCGTCAAAGACGCGATCGAGGCCGGCAAAGCCTATTGCGGCTTTTCCGCCAGCAAGACCGCCGCCACCGAAGTCACCCTGTCCTCAGGCCGGCTCTATGCCGGGGGCGCGGTCTATGCCCGCAATGAGGATATCGTGGTCGATCTCTTCAACGTCCTGCCTCTGGTGACCCGCAAGCGGGTGGCCATCGTGACGTTTGGACAAGAGGTGGAGACCGACATCCAGCCGCGGGACTTTCTGATCGATGCGCAGACCGGGACAACCGAGCCGCAATCGGTGGCCATGGAACACCTGCGCCGCGCCGAGGTCTCGACTGTGGCCGGGACCGAAGGCCCCGATCCCAGCTATCCGCCCACCGATGCCAATGTCACGGTGATCGCCTATGTGCTGCTGGACACCACCGGGATCGTCTCGATCGAACAATGGCAGCCC